CGTGCGATTGGTTGGTTGGAAGGCGTGAAGCTGACTTTGTTGCAGCGTGGTACGAGAGTGAGCGTTACAAGCCTGAAGGTATCGTTACTATGGCGGACATTCGCGACCGCCTCCTGATGCCTCCTATAGCGGGTGTGCCGTGGTGCTTTCCTACACTGACTGAGTTGACGTATGGGCGGCGTAAAGGTGAGTTGTTTGGCTTTGGTGCTGGTGTCGGTGTAGGTAAGACTGATATCTTCACACAACAAATAGCATATGACATTGATGTGTTAGGGTTGAAGGTAGGTGTTATCTATTTAGAGCAGAACGTGGTCGAAACCGCGCAGCGTGTGATGGGTAAGTTGGACAAGAAGCTGTATCACATACCGGATGGGGCGTGGACTAGAGATCAGTATGTTAAGTCGATTGATACATTAGAGGAACGTGATCAGTTGTACATGATGGAGCACTTTGGCACGATGGATTGGAAGACCATCAAGGGCATCATCAAATACTTTAACAAGGCATATGACATCGAGCACATCTATCTAGACCACCTAACAGCCTTGTCAGCGAACGAGCAAGACGAGCGTAGGGCACTAGACGGTATCATGGCAGATATGGCAGGGTTGGCGCAGGAGCTGGGTGTTATCATTCACTTCATTAGTCACTTAACCACGCCTGACGGCAAGCCCCACGAAGAAGGGGGTCGGGTAATGGAGAAGCACTTTACTGGCAGTAGGTCGATTGCACGTTGGAGTCACTACATGTTTGGCTTAGAGCGTAACAAGCAAGAAGAAGACCCTATAAAGAGGCAGACAACTACCTTTAGGGTGCTTAAGGATAGGTTTACGGGGCGTGCAACAGGTATGAAATTTGGCTTGCTATATGACCAAAAGAATGGTATACTGAGTGAAACAACATTGTTATCGGATGAACCACTATGAAATTAGAAAAGTATGGCTATTGCTCGAAGACTGGTAAATGCTTAAACCCTTTTGGTGCTCGCCCTTTGTGGGTTATCAATAGGGCTAGGCAAATCAGGATGGGTTTGTTAATTGAGTGCACACAGGAGGCGTTATTTTGAATGAGCGACTTAAAGAACTGGCTATTGAAGCTAAATTAATTAATGTAGAACCAAATAGTTTTGACACTACTTGCTGGTCAGTGGCGCAGATAGAGTTTGCTGTGTTACTTATTAATGAGTGTTATACGGTAATGAGACCCATGATACGGTATCAAGTTCACCGTAACCTTGCGCTTGATGCGCTTAGAGACCACTTTAACCACGATTTTGTAGCTGACAAAGCAATGATTAACGTATGGCACAAGAAGAACTATTAGCAGACGACACGCAGTATTGCTGCTACTGCGGACAAGAGAAGGTGCGGTTTCACTGTTGCGGTGAGAACCACTTTCAGACCTTTGCTCAGATGTCTGCCGATGAGCAAGATGAATTTCTTCAAGATGGAGAAGAACAAATGAGTGAAAACCACGTTTCCGTCAAAGATGTGTATAAAGGTACCCCGCCGGAAACACAGAAGCCTTGGGTGGGGTTAACCGAGGAGGAGGTGGAGCAGATTGTTGATGGAAACACGCATAACGCTGAAGGTTACCAATTATGGTGTAGTGGTAAGGGTGTTGCTGAGGGTGTTGAGGCTAAGTTAAAGGAGAGGAACTATGAGTAAAATAACACTGTTACCTAGTGCTGTAGAAAAGATTAACGAGGTTGTAGAACTAAACAACATAGTCACTTCAATAACCATTGAATGTGATAGCAGCTCAGGTATCGGGTCTATCATAACAATGAGTTGGCTGACAGTATACAATGGTCTTTGTACTACGATGACTGTCAATGTTGCTGATGAAAGTGAGTGGTGAGGTGATGGACTATGAGGAAATAGGCGCTGAGATGCGTAATGAAAAGAATGCTTTAATACTGCAAGGGCTTGTTAAAGAGTTCTTTAATAAGTATTTAAACAGAGTGGAAGAGAGTGATAGCGGTACTGAGTTCAGCCCCATTACACTTAGCTGTTGTAGGGCTATGATGTTAGAGCCGTTGAATGATTTATTAACAAAGATGGCAAAGCTGTCTGGTGCAAAGGCAAAGGTGACTTATGGACTTTAAAATAACAATATGTTATGATGATGCAGATAAGATTACTGTTTCCAACTTACAGGAGATATTAGAAAACTTACAGCATAATTTGTCTCGTAGAAAACAAAACGAAGGATGCGCTGTCTTTGATCTAGACAAGAAAAAAGACATTATAGAAATTAACAAACGAATAAACGCTATTAGTATTATTATTGACTATTTTGGAGGAGATATAGATGAATGATGAAGGAACGGGCAACGTAACCTTATTACGTGAGAACGAAGATGGCAGTGCTGTTTACCAGTTTGACTTTCCACCAGAGGCAGTATCGGCCTTGACGCGGTTAGGAATCCTCACTGCTATTCAGGCGGGGATTGGTGAGGCTAAGAAACTAGCACCTGATTATGAAGCTGACCTAGAGTTCACAGAGGAGATTAAAGACTTGGCTGAAGATGCCGGGTTTTGTATGTGGCAGGATGAGAGTTACAAGCCGGAGGGTGAGGTAGTGGACTGGGCTTGTAAGTATGACAAAGAGTTGATTAAGTTCTACCACTTAGTTAGAGCGATGTACGAACATGAGTGATAAGACACGATATCCGCCGCTAACACAGCTAGAGAGGGCGTTGTTAGCTGACAAGATATTCGACATACGGATAGATGAAGAGGAACGCAAGCGAGAGTTAGCAGAGCATGAACTTAAAATGAAAGAGATGTGGAACAGATGAACGACATACAAGAAACATTAGAGACACGCGGTAAGCGCTATGGTGAGTATAAAGAGGTGGCAGAAACATCACAATTGTTAAAGAATGTGTTGCGTACAGCGCCCAGTTGGGTTATAATGGAGCCGTACATGCAAGAGAGTTTAGATTTAATCTGTAACAAACTAGCACGTATAGCGAACGGCGACCCATTCTATGCTGACAGCTGGCATGATGTTGGTGGGTATGCTAAACTAGTGGAGATTGAACTTGAGAAGTTATAATGGTACTTACACTGGACATAGAGACAAATAGCAAGCACGATCAAATATGGATGTGCTACACACATAACAGCGATACTGATGAATACATATGCCACACAAAACCATCCACGTTGATACCCTTGTTAGACATAGCCGACACGATAGTGGGTCACAACATTATGGGGTTCGATGCTCCGGTGTTGAACAAGGTTTGGAAGCTGAAGATTTCTTGGAGGAAATTGAGGGACACGCTTATTATGAGTCGGCTGTTGAGTCCATCACTCGAAGGAGGGCACAGTCTGGACGCTTGGGGAAAACGCCTAAACAACAGAAAGGTAGAGTATTCACGGATATGGCACTGGATTACTGGTATTGAGTATGACAAGAAAAGTGTGCGCCCTTATGATGAACCAGTTGAAAACCTTAACCGCTTCTACTGCAAACAAGACGTAGCTGTAACGGTTGAGCTGTATGCTAAGTTATCAGAGGAGTTGAGCGATTGGGGTGAGAGTGTGGACTTAGAACACGAGGTTGCATTCATAATAGGAAAGCAGGAAAAGCATGGTTTCAAGTTTAATAGTCAAGAAGCTCAGGCATTGGTGGCTAAATTGTCAGGTGAACTGGCTGATATTGAGGGTGAATTGCAGCTTACATTTCCGCCGTTGGTTACATACAGAGTAAGCGAGAAAACAGGTAAACAGTTAAAGACGAAGATAACAGCTTTTAACCCCGGAAGCCGACAACAAGTAGCAGATAGACTGATGTTACTGGGAGTCACGTTCACAAAGCTCACAGAGATGGGTTCTATAGTGGTGGATGAAAGTGTGTTATCTAAGATTAACCTACCAGAGGCGGCGATGGTGTTGCGCTACATGATGTTACAGAAGCGGATTACGCAGGTCACATCATGGTTGGAGGCGGCAACAGCTAAAGGAAGGGTACACGGTAGGGTGATAACGATTGGCGCGATTACAGGGCGTATGTCGCACATGAGTCCTAATATGGCGCAAGTGCCTAATGCGGGTAGTGAGTATGGCCCAGAGTGTAGGGGCTTATGGGGTGTAGATAAGGGTAACAAGCTAGTCGGTGCTGATGCCAGCGGATTGGAGCTGCGTATGTTAGCCCACTTCATGCAGGACGAGGCATATGTTAAGACGGTAGTAGAGGGGAGTAGTAAGTTAGGTACAGATGTGCATACTATGAATATGAAAGCGGCAGGGCTAACAAGTCGTGACCAAGCAAAGACATTCATTTATGCGTTTCTGTATGGAGCTGGTGCAACTAAGATTGGTTCAATTGTTGGTGGTAGTAGGGTTAAAGGGCAACGTCTTATTGACAAGTTCCTATATAACACTCCAGCATTGAAGGCATTGAAGGAGAAGACAGCACAACATGCAGCTAAAGGTTATCTAACACCTAACTTAGATGGGCGAAGGTTATGGGTGCGAAGTGAACATGCAGCGCTTAATACATTGTTGCAAGGAGCTGGTGCTATTTTAATGAAAAAAGCATTAGTTATCTTGCATAACAAGTTAAAGTGTGGTATAATAGAAGCTCACTTTGTAGCTAATGTCCATGATGAATGGCAGATAGAGGTGGTAGAGGAAGACGCTGGAAGGGTAGGTAAGATGGCGGTCGCAGCAATTAAAGAAGCTGGACTTCATTACAATCTAAGATGCCCGACAGCTGGGGAGTACAAGATTGGTAACACATGGAAGGAAACCCATTGAAGCAAGAAGAAAATAGAAGTTTGGAGGATGTTGTTAGCAGTGCAGAGGCATTGATCGTCATATCTTTAGAAGGCGATACTATGCTGGTGTCATTCAGCGACAATCTTTCAGAGATGGAAGTCTTGGATCATCTTTCGGAGGCAGCTAGTTCATTCTGGCATAATGCTAAAGAAGAACCAAGCAATGGTAATTTTCACTAAAACAGACTAAGGTAAACTAAAATGGCAAATCAAATCAAAATCCGCGCAGAAGTTATGTGGGCATCTTTGGACAAGCCTAACGAGATGTCAGGCAAGTTCCAAGTAGACTTGTGTAATCTCTCAGAATCAGCGGTAAAAGGACTTGAGGAGTTGGGCGTAGAAGTTAAGAGTCGCGACGGCAAGGGTAGTTACATTACCTGCAAGAGCCAGCGTCCAATTTACGCTTATGACGATGGTGGGTCACAGATCGAGGGCAGTATTGTCGGTAATGGAAGCATGGCGGCGTGTTTGGTTAACACGTACTCATGGACGTTCAAAGGTAAAAAGGGTGTCGGTACAGGACTTCAGAAGTTGGTTATCACCGACTTGAAAGAGTACGCCCCTACCGCTGCTACCGTAGCCTTTGACGAAGACGACTTGCTTTGATCGCCCTGCTCGATAGCGACATTCTTTGTTATCGAGTTGGCTTTGCAACAGAAGAAGAAACTCCATCAGCAGCGCTTAACACTATGGCGCTGTTTGTTGAAGACCTTCTTCTGTACGACTTGTTAGATACGGATGGTTATGAACTGTTCCTAACAGGGTCTACTAATTTTCGTAACACCATAGCAGTTACAGCACAGTATAAAGGCAACAGGAAGGCTAAGGCTAAACCTATCCACCTTCCTTTGTTGCGTGATTATCTGGTAACTGCTTGGGATGCGAAGATGAGTGTTGACCAAGAAGCTGATGACGACATTGCAATAAGAGCTACTGAGTTAGGAGATGAAGCCCTTATAGTTTCAATTGATAAAGATTTCCTACAGGTTCCAACATGGCATTACAACTTTGTGAAGAAGGTGAAACATTATGTAACACCAGAGGAGGGGTTGCGGTTCTTCTACAAGCAGATATTGACAGGGGATGCAGCGGACAACATCAAGGGTGTTTATCGTGTGGGTCCAAAGACGGCAGACAAGATGATGGCCGAGCTAAAGACGGAACAAGAGCTGTACCAGTGCTGTGTGGAGGCACTGGGCGAAGTCAGAGTGTTAGAGAATGCCCGATTACTATGGTTAAGGAGATACCCAAATGAAATGTGGAACCCACCTAAAGAAGTTTAAGCTCGCCGGTATGGACTGGGAGACGATAAGAAGTGAGACAGATGCACTAGGGTATACAGACGCTGACAACTCACGTATCATTCTTAACAAGAAGCTAGAAGGTCAAGCGGCAGAGGTTACTTTCTACCACGAGCTTGTTCATGCAATTATGTTTACAATGGGTGAACGAAACCATGACGAGAAGTTCATAGAAGGCTTTGCTCAATTGTTATATCAGTATGAGCGACAGAAAGTATAACGGGGGTGAGTGGACAGAGGCGCGGTGGAGAGCATTTATAATATCAACAGCTAGAGGCGGAATGAGACGTTACCCTCCCAAGTGGCAAGCGCTTAAAGATGCTGCTAGTGGTAAGAAGGTTAACAAACATTCCGGTCGTATGGCTGAACATTATATTTGCTCTGGGTGTGGTAACTTCTTCATTGCTAGAGATGTGCAGATAGACCACACCGACCCAGTAGTTGACCCAGCTACTGGGTTTGTTAATTGGGACACCTATTTCGACCGCTTATATTGTGAAGTGGAGAACTTGCAGGTGTTATGTAAGCCCTGTCACAAAGATAAGACTAACGTAGAGCGTAAAGAAAGGAAGAAGAAATGAGGGATGATACAAAGCCATTAATACTGTCGTTATATATACATTTAATAGCCTACCCTCTAATTGTGTGGTGCACGTGGAACTGGGTACTAGTAGGTTTAATGCTAGCTCCTGAGATAACCTTACTACAAAGTTCAGGATTATGTATAATGTGCGCTGCTTTGTTTAAAAAAGATTTGTTAGGATACTAAAATGAATGTTAAACTTGTATGGGCAACACCAGACGCTGAGCGTTTGATTGCGTACATGGCGAGAGTTAGCAACCCAGAGAATCAAGATAACCCTAGTATAGATGGGTTGTTGCGATACTTGGTTAGGGAGAAGCACTGGAGTCCATTTGAGATGGCTAACGTGTGTATGGAGATAGAGTGCACTAGAGACATCGCCCGTCAAATCCTGCGCCATCGCAGCTTTAGTTTTCAAGAGTTCAGTCAGCGATATGCAGTGGCTAACGACTATGAGACTTCAGAGGCTAGGATGCAGGATACTAAGAACCGTCAGAACAGCCTACCTACGCAGGATAGAGAGTTACAGCGCTGGTGGGATGAGATGCAGAACAGCTTGATTGCACAGACTAAGGGTGTATATGCCGCTGCTCTGAATAACGGCATAGCTAAGGAGGTGGCGCGTAAGGTGTTGCCAGAGGGTTTGGTAATGAGTCGTATGTATATGAATGGTACGCTACGTAGTTGGATGCATTATGTTGATATCCGGTGTGACGAGGCTACACAGAAAGAGCATCGACTAGTGGCGGATAAATGTAAGGCTGTGTTACAGCAGCAGTTTCCAACTTTATTTAAGGATTGATATGAATGATGTTAAGCAACACTACTTGTTTAAACGGACAACAGCTAAAGATAACGTAAGTACAAACCACGAGCATTGCTTCATTTGCTCAGAGGACACAGCGTGGGATGATGTTATACGGCAGTTTGCAATGTTTCTGGATGAGAGTGGGTATGTCGGTGTGTATGAGAAAGTAGATATAATGTTAGAAGACGAGACAAATGAGAGGTGGCGTAGTGTGCACTCATTGTTTGGGGATGGAGAGTGAAGATATTAGTTATACCGGATTGTCAAGTTAAGGCCGGTGTACCTATTGAACACCTTACATGGGCAGGAGAGGCGATCTGCGACTACCGACCAGATGTTGTAGTTAACATTGGCGACTTCGCGGACATGCCTTCTCTATCAACACATGATAAGGTGGGTAGTAAATACTTTGAGGGTAAACGTTACAAGGATGATATTGATTATGCGAAAGCGGCTATGGCAACGATGCTTAAACCTCTACGTGATCTTCAAAGAGTACAGAAGACAACAAAGCACAAAGTATATAAACCTCGGCTAGTCTTAACTATGGGCAACCATGAAAATAGAATTAACCGAGCCGTAAATAGTAATCCAATGTTAGAAGGTGTGATCTCGACTGCTGACTTAGGATATGAAAAAGATTGGGAAGTATATGAGTT